ACAGCATCGGCGTTCACCGCGCAGCGGACATCATTGAGCGCGAAGTCGCGGGGAAGACCTGGCGAGAGCGCGTGAATGACTACTTCGAGACAGGCGGCACGATTGCCGACATTGAGCGGATAGCCGAGACAGAGATGCACCGGGACTACAACGAGGCCGGATACGTTACCGCTGAGGCCGTAGGCGCAACCACAAAAGTTTGGCACTGCATGATGCTCCCGACAAGCCGCGACAGCCACATTTTCCTCGATGGCGTGACCGCACCGATTGACGGTTACTTCTACACATACACAGGCGCTTATGCAATGTTTCCCGGAGAGTTTGGCGACCCGGAAAATGACTGTAATTGCTTGTGTTACTGCACTTACCGATGATCTGACGGGATACCGCCTGACCATATAACAGCCCGACAGGCATCAATCCGATGCACACTTGTCGGTCATTAGAGCGGTAGGGAAATCGCTATACAAAACTCGCGAAGGTCATGACAAGACCGAAAAACGGAAATCACGGCAGAAGGAACTGCCTAAACAAATGCGAAAGGAACTGAATATGCCTGAGAACGAAGTCAACAAGGAAGTTGTCACTGGCGGCGAAACTGCCGAGCAGAAGCCCGAAACTAAGCCAGAGACGAAAGCAGAACCGAAGCCTGACAACGAAGTTACGAAACTGAAAGCCGCGCTTTCCCGTGCGAATTCTGACGCTGCCGACTGGAAGCGAAAATATGTCGCCTCCCTCGATGAAGCGAAGAAGAAAGAACTGGAAGCTGCCGAAGCCGCGGAGGCCGATGCCAAACAGCGTCAGGCCGAACGCGAAGAACTTGAAGCACTTAAAGCGTACAAGCGCACGAACATTTACAAAGAACGGCTGTTAGATGCCGGATACGACCTTGAAACCGCAAGCCTGATGGCAAATTCACTTCCCGAAGGTGTAGGCGAAGAGTACTTCACCGCACAGAAAACGTTTTTGCAGAATCAGCGCAAAGAGGCCGACAAGGCCAAGCTGAACAGTCAGCCCGGTCTTTCTGTCGGGATGCCGCCAAACGGCACAGCGAAATCCGAAGAAGACGCGAAATATGACAGGTGGTTTGGGCTGTAACCACTGTCGAACAAACATTACTAAAGAGAGGTCTTGAAACATGGCTACTACTGTTGTTATGCCGCCCACCAATACCGAAACTTATGCCTCTAAGTTCGTTCCTCGCCTGGACGAAATCTACAAGAGAGGCAGCCTTACCGCCATCCTTGATACCCCGAACGACCTTGTTCAGTGGACTGGCGCGAAGACTGTCAACCTGTTCACCTTCAGCACTGCTGGCATGGCGAACTACGACCGCAACGCTGGTTACGTTACTGGCAACGTGAATGCTGGTTGGGAGCCGTTCACCCTGTCCATTGACAGAGGCCGTTCCTTCCAGGTTGACGCGATGAGCAACGACGAAACGCTTGGCATGGAGCTTTCCGCTCTGCTGAGTCAGACCGAGCGTGTTGATGTGATCCCTGAAGTGGATGCCTACGTGTTCAGCAAACTGGCTGGAACTACTGGCATTTCCAGCGCAAGCGGCGCAATCGCTTCCGCGGCTGCCATGATTACCGCTATCGACACCGCCGAAACGCAGATGGATAACGATGAAGTCCCTTATGAGGGCCGAATCCTTTACATCTCCCCGGATGGTTATGCGCAGCTTAAGGGCGGCATTGAACGCCGCATCATCAACAGCGAAGACAACGTGAACATGAACGTTGAATTCTACGATGATATGCGCATCATCCGCGTCCCTTCTGGACGCTTCAACACTGCTATCACGCTGAACAATCCGACCACGGCTGCTGGCGTTGGCGGTTATACCGCTACTGGCGACGCTATCAACTTCATGATTGTACATCCGAGCGCGGTCATGAAGGTCATGAAGCACCGTGTCAGCAATGTGTTCACTCCGGCACAGAACATCGAAGCAGATGCCTACCGCGTGAACTTCCGCTTCTATCACGATGTGTTTGTCCTTTCTCAGAAGGTCAAGGGCATTTATGTCCACCACGCCTGATAGATATGGCGGTACGGATTAACGAGGACGGGAGTATCTCAGTCGGGATACTCCCCGAAGTGAAGGAACAGCCTACGGAAGCCCCTAAAAAGGCCGAGAAAAAGGCGAAAACCACGAAGAAATAACAGCGAGGTCTAATCATGGACAAACTGACTATGGCAATGAGTCTTGGCGATCCCGATACCCCTGAACAGAAGATGATGGCCTACCTTGTTAAAGCCGAAAGCGTGATTTTAAGGCGGCTTGATCCGCTTGATGCTGTCGGCATTACGGCAGTGCCGGACAAGTACGCGATGCTCCAGTGCGAACTGGCGGCGCGTTATTCCTTCCGTGCTGGCGGCGAGGGCGAAATCACACACAGCGAGAACGGCGTGAGCAGATCGTATGAATCTGTGAACGATGAAGACTTGCTGCGTGAAATCATGCCGTATGTAAAGGTGGTGTCATGAGAGGGCTTTCGCGGAATAAAACGACAATCTATTACGCCTTATATGAGGGCAATGGAGAGCATATGGAAGACGGGCTTTACACTGGTGAACCCGACCCGACATATTCTACACCTGTTGCCCTCAGGGCAAGCGTATCTGCGGCGCGTGGGACGGCAGATGTTGATCTGTTTGGCGTGACATCTTCGTATTCGAAGACCGTCATTGTGGACAACGCCTCCTGCCCGATTGATGAACACTCGCGCTTGTGGATCGGCATTAAACCGACTGGCAGTACGCCGCACAACTACGAAGTGGTGCAAGTGGCGAAGTCGCTGAACCACATAGCATACGCCGTTCGAGAGGTGGACTTCCAGTGAAAATAAACGTGGATATCCTTTCCGCAAAGAGCATAGACGAAGCTATCAAGCAGATTGATGCCATGATTGGCAAGCTGCACAAGCTTGAAACGGAACTGCCGCGGAGGCTTGCCGAGTACGGCGCGGCTGATGCGCAAGTCCGATTCGACAATGCCGCATACGACATTCTTGTGTACGGCGGCGGTTCGCATCCGGCTATCAGCGTCACAGCACAGCAGACAGACAACGGGTACGCGGTTGTCGCAAACGGGAAGGAAGTCTGTTTCGTGGAGTTTGGTGCTGGCGTTTACTACAACGGAGACGGTGGCAGTTACCTTGGCACACGCCCTGTTGATATCGCTGGGATCGGAGAGTACGGAGACGGCAAAGGTCAAAACCCGTCTTGGTATTTCAAGGATGAGGCAACAGGCGAAGTCAGGCGAACGCACGGCACTCCGGCATCTAACGCCTTGTACTTCACGGCAAGAGACATGGAAGAGAAAGTAGCGGAAATCGCAAAGGAGATTTTGACCAATGATCGACATTGAGAACTACGTATATACGCAAGTGCGAAATGCAGTCAAGGCGGCTAACTCAAATGTCAGCCTGTCAAGCCTCGATATCGATGTCCCCTCGTCCCTGCCCCATGTGTCCATTGAAGAAACAGACAGCTATACGCCGTCTGGCACGATATCCACAAGCGACCGCGAGTACGCCGCAAACGTGACCTACACGGTCAAGATCTACACCAATACCACCACGGCGAAGACAGACGCGAAAGCGATTGCCACTGTGGTAAACGACACCTTCACCGACATGGGGTTTGTCCGCTCCATGAAACAGGAGATGCCGAACATTGATAGAACGATTTACCGCCTGATTATGCGTTTCCAGGGGACTGTCTGGAAAGCGTTTGACGGCGAGGACGGACACTACAACATTACTGCACGATAAGAGAGGTTTTAAACAATGGCTCTTGAAATTACGACTGTCGGCGCACAGGTAAAGTATGCCTTTGAAGCCACTGCGGGTACTCGCCCGACTTCCGGCTACACGGTGCTGCCCGATGTGAACGAAGCCCCTGAGTTTGACCTGTCCGTTGAAACGATTGACGCGTCCAACATCACGGACACCGTTACCCGTTACGTTCCGGGCAGACAAGACCCCGGCGGCGATGCGGCCTTCACGCTGAACCACACGAACGCCGTTGTGAGCGCGTGGGACACTCTCGTAACGACCGCTGAGACAAACTATGCGCAGGGCAAGCGTCTGTGGTTTGCTTACGTTTTCCCCGGTGCTGATGATGCCTATTATTGGAGCGGCCAGCCTCGCAAGCTTGGCTCTTCGGGCATCACTCAGAACAGCCTTTCCACGATCCCGGCGCACTGCGTTGTGAACGATGTGGCTGGCTGGGCCACCGCCCCGACTGCCTGAGAAGACAAAACACTTTAGCGCACTAAAGCGCACACAGGGGGCGGTTCGCCCCGTCCCCTAATACCTTTTACAGAAAGGCTTAAACATGAAAGATAGAGACAGAAAGTCTATTAAATTCACATATGACGGCGTTGACTACACGCTCGAATACACCGTGGCATCCGTGCGGAAGATGGAGCGAGACGGCTTCGATTTCGCGAACATGGAAAAGAATGTTGTCAACATCGGTTTTGACCTGTTTTCTGGCGCGTTCATCGCCAGGCATCGCCACGTCCCGAGAGAAATCCGGGACAAGATTTACATGGAGATGGTCACCGAGAACGGGCAGGGGCAGAACCTTCTGGAATGCCTACTCGATATGCTGAAAGATGAACTGGATTTCATTGTCGATAAACCGGGGGGAAACGTGAATTGGACGATGGCGTGAAGCCACCGTCCCACTACTACCCCGGAATGCCAGAGCAAGAGCGATCACTTGGTGAATTCCTGGACGAACTATGTGCCTATTACGTGGCAATAGGGATGCCGTGGCAAGAAATCATGTACGGAGAGAGGGCAGCCTTTGACGATTATGAACTCGCCTACGAATTCAAAAAGGTTCAAGAAAACCAGGCTCTACACTTGCAAGGCTTTTACAACTACATGGCTGTTTCCTGTTCGCTGTCTGCGGCGTTCGCGGAAAAGGGAAAGAAGGGAACGCCCTATCCGCAGTACCCGATCCCTATAACAGAGACGGAGAAGAAAGCGGAAAAGGAACGGAACATCATGCACACTCTTGAATTTGTGAGAAATAGAAAGCGAGAAGGAGGGCAGAACAATGGCTGATAACGGCGGCACGAATGTTGACAGCTTAAACATTCAGGTTAGCACAACGGCACAAGACGCTACCTCGCAGTTTTCTACTCTTTCTTCTAAGCTGGGGGAAATTTCTAAGAAGCTTGACGGCGTTGTTTCGGCATTGAAGCGGCAAACAAGCACCTCCAAAACGACAACCGCTGCAACACAGAAAGTGACGGCTGAGACGCAAAAGCTTTCCGCGTCTGCGGACAGAGCGCACAAGTCGCTTAACAAAGTGATTACTTCGTTTGGGCGCATTATGTTCTACCGCGCGATCCGCACAGTTATCAAGAACATTTCTTCCTCGATCCGCGAAGGACTGACGAACCTTTATGAATACTCGAACACGGTAGGTACGGCATTTGCCCCGGCTGTGGACAACTTGCGGCAGCACGTAATGCGGTTAAAGGATGCCTTTGCTTCCGCATTGCGTCCGGCAATCGAGGCCATACTCCCCGTCATTATCCGTCTGGTTGACTGGCTGACGAAAGCGGCAGACTTCATCGCACAGGTCATGTCGTTGCTGACTGGCAAGGTTGACTCCAAAGGGCGGTACACGAAAGCCGTTCTGACAGACCTTAAACAGAGCAACAAAGAGGCAAAAACCCTCGAAAAGACTCTGCGGCGTTCGCTCCTTGGTTTCGACGAGATCAACCGCCTTGACGATGACAGCAGCGGCGGCTCGTCCGGCGGCGGCACAGAAGTCTCCGGCGGTCTGCACTTTGAACAGGCTGAAGTCTCTGAGGCGGCTAAGAAGTGGGCCGAACGGATTCAGAAAGTTATAGACAAGGTAAAAGAAATCGGCAAAGCCATAAAGAAAGTC